GTAACACTGCACCTTTTCTCATTGCTTTGAGAACTGGGCCTTCCTTGAAGACAATATTACCATTGATTAGAGTATTTGAACCAATCAAATCATCCTCATCTGTCTCGATGGTGATGTTAACTCTGAATAACTCCTTCTTGAGTTTTGCACAAATTTGTTCGACCATCAAAGTCTTACCATTACCACTCAAACCAGTAATGAATACTGGGAAGAAGATTCCAGACTTGAGGATTGACTTAAGGTCTTTGAAGTGACCAAAAGGAACATAGTTATCCATAACCGATGGGATAACTGAAATATTCTCATCGAGAACATTCACACCAACAGTAGATGTTGGAACTGGAACTGTCTCGACAGTTTGAACTGCTTGCACTTGAGGTGCAACTGGTTCAGAATAATTACTAGGAACAACAGATTCAATGGAGTATGTACCATAACCTGCTTTGAATTGTGGTTTTCTAATCAACCACGATGGAAAAGGAATACCTGCTGTATCACAAATTTTCCTAACTGTGGACTTTGAAAATTCCACTTGACTTGGATATTGTTCTGCACATGCATCCAAGAATCTATAATGATTTGCATTCAAATTCATATTTACCTCACTTTTTTGAACTTTTTTTACCATATGTGTATTATACTAAAATATGTACCCATCATGCAACCTTCTTAACGAAGTGTTGAAGAATTTTTCTTTGGGACATTTTGTTGTTACCCATTCTTTTCATTGCACCTTTAAGTGCTTGTTTACTTGCACCAACTTGTACATCTAAAGTGTCATCTTCTGACACGATACCCATTTTCTTTTTGTTTAGAATGTAGAACTCTTTGTATCCACTCTTTTCAGTAGTTGGAACTGAGAACCCACCATCTTTTCTGAAAACTTTGTATGCATCTTGTTTTGCATCCCATTGTTGATACTCACCACTGAATTTGTCAAATGCATGGTCAAACTCTCTGTGAGAGTTTTTGCAAATGAAGAATCCAACAGTGTCAACACCAGTAGTTTTCTCAATCCATTTTAGAAGATTATCAGTACCACCTCTATAACCACTAGAGTCTGCTTTGTAAAGATAAGTACCTTTAGTTCTTCTGTCGTGGAAGAATTGTGAAGTACCATATCTCATTCCATCGATACTGAAACTATCACCATCGGTAAGAGTCACAAATTGTAGTTTGTCAATTCCATAGTTGTGTTTGAACTCTGCAATGTAATCTCTGATAATCAGAAGGGACTCATCGAGAGGAGTACCACCTAGACCATAGTTGTATGCATATCCATAACCTGCCTCAAATCTATCACCTGCTTTACCATAGTATCTACCACCACACATTGATTCAAGGTTTGCATTCATAGAGACTGCAGCTTCGAAGAAATCTTTTTTGTTCATTTTGTCAGTGAACAATTCAAGAAGTTTGAACCCTGGCTTGATTTGGAAACCACTTGTAGTTCTGTAATCTTCTCTCTCTGCCTCAGTGTATCCTCTCCATGCATCAGTAAATGCATACACTCTGTGAGGAATACCAACTCTTCTACAGAACATTGCAAGGACAATTGATTGTTCGTAAGTTTCTCTGATTGCATCGTACATAGACCCAGACCAGTCAACCAACATAATCACACCATGGTTTTTACCATTTGGAACGATAGTTGCTCTTTTGAAAATATCATCTTTGAGTAAGTACTGGTGGATTTTTGACATATCAATTTCACCAGTTTTTGCAGACATTGATTTTTTGTATGCATCTGCAGCTTTTCTCATATCAAATTCTTTTGCCATGTAGTTAATGACATTCTTGTTGTGGTCAAAGAACTTCTGAGTATACTCTCTAGAATTTGCAAGAGTATCAGTACTATGAGGATACTCTTCCAAAGAACTTTGGAATTCTTTGTTGATATCGTTGATTATTTGTTTGTAAGGAATAGTACAATCACTTACTTTGTGTTCTTTAGAATTGAACTCCATGTAAGAAGGTTCTCTATCCCACTCATCCATATCTTTGTGAAGTTTGTCTTCGTTATTTCTGAAATTCTTATCAGTGACAGACTCATTTGCAGTAGGTTCTACATCACCACTTTGTCCACCTTCTTCACCTAACTCACCACCATTTAGGTTTTGAGATTTAGGAACTTCGATATCACCTTCACCAGTAGTTTCTTCATCACCTTCTTCACCATCTTCATCTGAATCTGAACCCTCTGCACCTTTTGTACCATCTTCTGATTCTTCCTCAGACTCTTCTTCTGATTCCATACCACCACCAATTGAATCCTCTGCATCACCTTCTTCTTCTGATTCATCGAAGTCTTGAGGAATTGCATCCCCATCACCTTCTGAGGTTTCAACAGACATTGCATTAGTATCAGTTTGTTGTTGTAATTCTTCTAACTTAGATAACTCATAAAGATAGTCTGCCATCTTGACAACTTTCTCCCAAGTATCCATTTTAGTATCCATTAGATTGACAAGTTTTTGTTCTTCTTTAGAAAAGTCAACCATGATTTTATGACCAATCTTGAAGTAAAGATTGATTCTGTCAATAAATGCAAGTTTGTTTACATCGTAATCTTTGACTCCAAAGAAGTCTAAGTCATTGTGTAATTCACCATATGCATCATAGAAAATCTTTCTAAGACCTGCGTATTTGGATTTGATGTGTTTTTCGATTCTGATATCTTCTAAGACATTGAGATATCCTTTGTAGGTTGCACCCTTCTCACATACTGCATCATGCCATCCATCTGCTGGAGTAATAAGTGCATGACCAACCTCATGACCCATGAATAAGTCATATAGTTGATTAGACATATCTTCCTTAAGAATAGGACAAACTAACTTCCTATTCTTTGGTTCAAAGTATGCAGTAGGGACTTTTTTGTGTTCTATAACTAAATCCTCAGTTGCAAGTAACCTTGCAAGTGAGTCTTTTCTTGTTCTAAGTATTTCTGTATTCGACCTCATGTAAGTATTATATAAAAAAGTGTACCTATAAGTCAATGGCGGTCTGTAGGAGAATCGAACTCCTCTCTCTGCCGTGACAAGGCAGTATTCTCACCGATGAACTAACAGACCCATCAATTGGTGTTCCCAGTAGGACTCGAACCTACAACCCTCGGTTTAGAAGACCGATGCTCTCTCCAGTTGAGCTATGAGAACAAATTAGATGTGTAGTATATAGGAATATGTACCTATGTGTCTACTTTTTTTCGATATTAAAGTTATTTGCCCACCATTCTCGTACTGGTTCAGAATCTATTCCTACATTGACTGAATCTGGATTAGGATTTGCAATTAAATCTCTCCATCCACCAGCCTTATTAGTACCTTGCGTACCATGAGATTGTAGTTCCATTTCTTCTGCTTGAGTTGTATACCATATTGGTGCAGTATATCTGTCTTCTCCAGTTCCATCGACATTAGCAGGATGAACACCATGAAAGTGTTTCATACTCTGGAAGATTACACATCTACCAGTTTTAGGACTTACAGATTGTCCATCTTCAAAATATGTTTCACCACCTTCAAAGTCTTCATTAAGATATAAGATAGATGCATAATCAGTATATGGTACTACATTGATTACTTGTTCTTCGTCTTCTAAAAATTCTAGTGGAGTTCCCTTTCTAGCTTCTAATGGGATTTCATATAATGGTTTTGCCATGACATCAATGTGCATGTCTTGTCCTTTTCCAGATGGCCACCACATAAGTTCTGATTGTTCTGGATATGCCCTTTCACCATAGACTTTCCAGATTTCTGATATTGCTTTGTATTGATACTCTGCAATGATTCTTTTGATTTCGAGATTGCGTATGTTTACAAATGGTATTCTTCTACCATTATATTGCTCAGCTGCATCGTCAAATGTTACTAAATTGAAATTTGCGTTATGATACTTTATCAGTTTCCGACACTGTTCCTTCGTCAGGCAGTTCTCGATTACTGTTACGATGTTCTCTGGCAATTTGTATAAACTGTTCTCTAAATCGTGCATATTGTTTTTCTCTTTTCTGTTTCTTCTTTACTGCTCTATCATACTTTAACCTAGATAGATGGTCTGTAAACAGAATACCTTGTAAGTGGTCATACTCATGTTGAAAACATCTACATGTCATACCACTAAACTCTAACTCTTTTAATTCACCATGTTCATCTTGCCACCTTGCACGAATCCAACTGGGTCTTGATATAGATGCAAAGATTCCTTCACAGCCAGGTGTAAGACATCCTTCTTCTATAAGTACTTTATCTTCTGATACTTCTAAAATTTCTGGATTTGCAATAAACATAGATTGTTCTTTATTTTGACCCTTCATAACAAATACTGAACAATCATAACCAATCTGATTTGCAGATAAACCTATACCACCATTATCAAACATTTCATCCATCATTTCATTTCTTAATTCTATAGGGTCAATAATAGGATTTTCAAAATCAAAAAATTTAGTTTTAGTTCTAATTAGTGGATGGTCTTTGTGTAATAGTTTAGTCATGTCTCTCTGGTAGTGTTATTGTTTGGTCTACATATTGATACCATCCAGTGACGATATACTTCTCATTACTGATTGGTGGGTTTCCTCTATGGATATGTGTAAAAGATGCAGGCCAAATAAGTAAATCTCCTCTCTTAGGTTTGAATCTTTTACTTTGATGAAGAAACTCTAGTTCTCCACCTTCTTCTACATCGTTTAAGAATAAAGACCATGCAAGTACTCTATTAGGTACATTGGAGTCTAATTCACAATGCCATATATGATAACCTTGGGATGGTAATGTTCTTTGCATTTTACCCTCTATTGCAATTGGTCTTCCGAAACCACCATACTTTGCATTGTAATGATTTAGGATATCACCATTTAAGTATTGTAAGAATTGAGTAAAATCATTATTAAGTTTTTTAAAATCTGGATTTAAACGAATTGTATTTAATCCTAACTGTTCATCTGATTTTGAAAATGGGTCTGCATTCTCTGTCTCTTGTCTATTCCTTATTGAATCTGGTACAACCTTTTCTGCAAAGTTCCAATACTCAAAGAATTCATCGATGTGTCCATCTTTAAAAAATCCTTTGTAATGTCCTATAAAATCATCAAATATTACTTGAGGTTCTTCCATAAAATCTCCTACTTACTGTTCACTATTCTACTAAAGTTTTTAACCTTTTCAAATGTCATGGTATGTCTAAACTTCTCAGTAAGTACATCACCTTTATGTGATATTATAAATGTATTTGTATCACCATCTAGAGTATGTAGTATCTTTAAAAACTCCTCTGTTCCACCTTCATCTAAAGAACTATCAAATACTTCATCTAATACTAATAGATTGGTATTTACAGAGTTTTTTAGTTTTGCAACTGCTCTCCATGTAAATAATAGTGCAAGGTCAATTCTCATTTTCTCACCTTCACTAAAGTTTGAGTATGAGAATGCATCACGATATCTAGATTTGATTGTTTCGTTAAACCCTTCATCAAGTTCAAATTGAACAAAGAAGTCCATCGATGCAAGATACTTATTAATCAACTTATTCATAATAGGTAAATACTGTCTTATGATTTTAGTTTTGATACCAGTATCTTGTAAAAGATATTGTGCAATATCAAAGTAAGACCTCTTATCAATCAACTCTTCTTTCTGAGTATTATGATGTTTCAAAGTCTTTTGTTCTTTGTTCAATTTTGCAGAATCGTCTGTAACATTTTCAGTTCGTAACTTTTCTATCTCTGCATTTATTTTTGAGATGTATTGATTAGACGCAGAAATTTCATTCTGTTTTTGTGCAACTTGTCTGTTGAGAGTGTCGACCTTGCTTTGAATTTTTTCGATTTCTTCGATTCGTTTATTGATAGATACGATATTGTTTGCAATCTCATCAATTCCCTTTTCGATTTCTGATACCTTTTCTGATGTTGTTGATATCTTCTCTTGTTTAAATTCGTCTTCCATATCTCTGTGACAGGTGGGACATTCGTCATTATCCTCATAGAATTTTATCTCCTTTGTACCTCTATCTCTTGCAAGGTCTAATTGTTTTTGCAATTCAAGAGTCTTGGTTAGTTTTTGTTTTACTGATTCACTATCCGAAGATTCATTCTGTAGGGACTCAACTTCTTCTAACAGTACATTACATTCTTCTTGTACATTGTTAATGTTCGTTTGAGCTTGTACAACACTTTCATTGAAGTCATCAATCTTTTGTCTACGATTATCACCAAGAGACTTGATGTGTTTTTTGTAGGTTTCGATTCTGTCTTCTGAAAGTCGGATTTCATAATCCAAATCGTGAAGTTCACTTTTCAATGCAGTCATTCTTGTCTTCAATAAATTATTCATAATAGTAAAGATATTAATATCAAGGATGTCCTCAATAATACCTCTCCTATCATTCTGATTCATTTGCATGAATGGTGTGAAAGTTGAACTACCTAAAATAACTACTTGAGTGAATGTCTTGTAGTTGAGTTTTAGGATTTGTTTTTCAAGTTGTTCTTGGTAATCCCTCATGTTTGCATCTTGATTGATAATTCTATCGTTCAAGAATATTTCAAACACATTTGGTTTTGCACCACGAACAACTCGATATTGTTTTGACCCAATTGCAAACTCAACCTCGACAACCATCCCTCTTTGGTTGACTGAGTTGATGAGAGAGTTTTTGGATATCTTACGAAATCCTTTTCCGAACAATCCAAAACATAGTGCATCTAACATTGTAGATTTACCACTACCATTTTCTCCTAAGATTAAGGTTGCTTTTCGATTGTCTAAAAAGACTTCTGTAAATTGGTTACCAGTGGAAAGTAAGTTTTTCCATCGTACTGCTTTAAATTTTATCATGAAGCTACATCTAATGCCTCTGTATATAGAGACCTAACTAAATTTTCTAGTTTTGATTTATCACCAGAGATTTCCATCCCTTCGATATGTTTGGTTAATATAGTAAGTGTGTCCTCTGCATCTGAAGCCATTTCTTCGTCTGACATATCACCCAGATTACCATGGTCTTCTACAACCTTGAAATCTATGACTTCTGCTTTGTTGAGTCTTTCAATGAACAAGTCAAACCAATATGGATTTTCTTTGTTGACCACAATGACTTTAACATACATGTCTTTTAAATGGTCAAAGTTCATTGCAAGTATTTCTTCTTGAGTTAGTTTAGTATCATCATAGAATACTTTCTCAAACATACGAATAGGGTTTTTGATTTTAGTCATTTCCCTAGTATCAGTATCAAAGATATGGAATCCTTTAGGGTCACCATAATCTGACCAAGTGAATTCCATTTGTGAACCAAGGTATGTTATGTTCTGCATTGTAGAACCAGTATGAAAGTGACCACTGTATACATGTTCAAATCTTTTGAAGGTATCAAACCCAAGACCATGAGACGAATAATAGCCAGGCATCATCATTGCACCTTCTATTTCCAAATGTCCCATTCCAACCTGTGCTGTTGTTAGTTCTAAATGTTCCAAACTATCTTCTAGGTTTCCTTTATGAATCCAAGGTATTAAGGTTATCTGACAACCATCATAATCCTTGGTAATAACATCTTTGTAGATATTTATATTATCGTACTTTAGAAGTGCATCACATGAGTTCACTTCACTTGTATTCTTATAATATAAATCATGATTACCGACAGTCAAGTCCATAGTAATACCATGTTCTATCAAATGGTCAATAAAGTGTTCTTTGTTTCTTTGTAGTGATAGAAAGTTAATACCAGTCCTTTTATCAAAGTAATCACCCAAGTGGACAATATGTTTGATATCATTCTCTAATAAGTAAGGAAAGAATACTTCCTCGTAAAATTTTCTCATGTATTCATGAAAATGAATACTATCGTTTCTGACACCTGCGTGGGTATCATTCAATACTGCAAATTTCATATTATTTTGTCATAAAGTCGATGACCCAGAAGTTGAACAACATAAAACCCATTGCACCAAATTGTACTAGACTTGCAATGACTACAAACATCAAAGCTCTGTCACTCCACCATTTACCTTCGGTTTCATGCCATTCTTTTACTTGTTCTGGTGTTGCATTTTCTGGCACCCATCGGATACCTTGTTGTTGTGCAGTTTTCTGGTCTGTGGTTGTAAAATCAAACTCCATTTGGTCATTCATTTTTTGGGAGAGTTAAAATATTTTTCTACACCTACAGGTCGATTATCTTTTTCTTTTTTCTTACCTCTAGGTTTGTAGTTAGGTTCTTCTAAGTTATTTTGCAAGAACTCAACATAAGAATTTGTTGCATGAGCTTCCCCATCCATACTATCTACTGCATCAGTAAGGATACCACTATTCATGATTGCCTTATGTTTAATTGCAGCTTGTTTTTTCTCTTTCTGAATTCTTCTCAAGAATGCATAGTATATAATTTGGGTTATATAGGCAAATGCATTTTGAGACTTATCTGGATTAAAGTTATTTATATATTGTAAACAATTCTCGATACCATCACAAATCATTTCATCCCTATAGGAATAGTTGATGAAGTTTGGTTTGGTTGATAGTCTCGTTGCAATTTTGTAAATACACTCACCTATGTATTCTGATACTCTAGGTGGTTCTTTACCATCTGCAATAGCTTGTTTAACTGCACGATTGTGTTCTGATATTGCAGCTGTGAACTCTTTGTTGTTTACATAATGTTCTGGTTTTGCTTTACTCATATATCTATTATCTCATCATATTGTTATTTGTCAAGAAGATATTTCTA